CAACAGTATCTGTATATGATTCTCCTACAATTCTTGCAACCATAGAAATTGCACAAGCATAATTCATTAATTTTTTAAATATTTCATTTATCTGCAATTTAACAACTTTGCTTCCTAATTCATGAGCTAAAACTAATTGATCAACTACTATTGATCCTGTTCCTGGAGTTGCATTAATTTGAGCAACCTCTTTGTTCCCATCCATTCCATAGATCTCAACCCAATCCTCATCTGCAAAACCTGTAATAGACCCTAATGCAATACTCACATCTGTTCCAGCAACCTCTGCTGCGCTTGTAGTTGAACTTGTTGAGCTTTCCTCTAACCATCCATGGACATATTTAACAACCACAGATTTAGATCCTAATTTAAATGTGCTATTTATCAAACTTTGCTTTATGTCTAATTCTATTTTTCCGCTTTCTCTGTAAATCTTTAAATGAGATGGATCCTCTGTGTCTCCATCAATTTTTAATTCTCTAACTGCCAATAAAGGATTCTTATCTAAAATAATTCTTAAAGTTCCATTACCATCTAAGATATCAATTCTTTCTTTTGGTGTAAAACTAGCATTAAAAAATCGTTCTATTTGATATTCTACTTCATTGATTATATCTTCTACATCCCCATCATTAATCTCACTACTGCCTATACCAACAGTACGACGTACAGATTCCACATTAACATATCTCATTTTTTGCCTCCAAGATCTAAAAAACCACCCATTTTTAAGCCCCTGCAACAACCAATCCAGTGACTGTTGCTCCCAAGATTGTTATTATTGCTGTTGCCCATCCAGGCAATCTCCTAGAATAATGATTTGAAAGATTATTAATACTATCTTTGATTTCTTTTATATCCTCTCGGATTAATTTAATCATCATTCTATTCTCCCTAGATAATGCACTATCTCCCATATTCATTCCTCAACTTTTTTTCAATATCATCGCGAAAAGGAATACTCTCTTTGTTAGAAATAGCTTTTAATAAATCTTTTTCTGTTGGGAATACTTTAATAATATCTTTTGAGGTCTTTGAACTGATCCCTTTGATAAGAACTAATTTTCTTTTGTAATCATCTATTTTTTTTTTAGAAATCTGTTTAGTTTCCACTTTTGTTTTTCCAATCTTTCCTTCTGTTACTTTTGGCTTACTCTTATTTTCTAACACCTTTTCAAATTCATATCTCATTCCTTTTTCTTTTGGGAGATCTATTGTCTTGCCTGGTTTTACAGTAATCCATGAATAATCAAATCTTTTGCCTATTCTAACTTCCACATTTTTATTACTTTTGTTTATAAATTTCATTCAATCCTCACGCATCCAGTTGGAGAGCATTCCCATTTAATTCCTTTTGCTGGTGCAGGAACATCTCCTGAAACTTGTGTGTTTATCTCTTGGTCTACCTCTATCTTTTGCCATCCCTCATTACACATCTTATAAGTTTCATCAAAATAGCATCTTGTTCCAATGCCTGAACTCAATTTGTCACAAAGCATAACTATATCTCTTGATTCACAATAGTACGCATCATCGTCTTGAGAGATATAATAAGTTGCTCCTGATCCAATTAATAAAGTCAATGCAATTACTATCCCCATTGTTAATTTTGTTTTATTTTCCATTTTATATCCTATTAATATCTACTTGTGCGCTTGTTGGATGATCTCCATAAGTTCCTGCAGTCTGCAAACTAACACTTGTAGAGTTGCTTATAAACTGCAAAATTATATCATCTCCAGCAGTTAAACTTGCCATAGTGCCTCTAAAAATTGTACCAAGCGCATTTTGTTTTGTTGTGTCTTTTTCAAAAACACTCCCATGTATTTCTTCATCATTTTTAGTAATTCTTATCCCAACAATATTATCTGGACTTGATTCTGAATCTAAATAAGAAATTCCATAGTTTAACTGATAAATTCCTGTATCAACAATTGTAAAAGTATAATTAGTAGCATCGTTATAAGTATGATTTATTCTTGCATTTTCAGAATCTGCATGAGTACCAAAAGTCACATTTAACCAAACTCCTTCAACAGCTGTTATTGAAACATTTGTATGAGTTGAAATATAAGCCAGCAAATGAATATTCTCTCCAGTGATATTCCCAGTTGCAGTTATGCTCTCAGTAACGTTTAATCCTCCTGTGATTGTGATCCATCCATTGACTATATTGTCTATTATCTCCCCTAGCCTGAATGTTATTTTATCAGCTATTGTCAAATTTGTTGCATTAACAATATAATTTTGTAAATCAGAAATCTGAGATTCTGTGATTGTAATGTTAGTCCAATCGTCTGAGAATATTTTAGTGAAATTTAAAGTCCATCCATCTGAATTATTTATAAGATAAGTTTGTAAATCATAGATTTGACTTTCAGAAATATTCACATTACTCCAATCCAAACTTTCAATAAAAGATAAGTTTAAAATTCCAGCATTAGTAAAAGTTATGTTTCCTGTCATAATTTCATCTCCAGCAATATTTAACCACAAGTCCGAGCAAGTCACTGAATCATTTATTGCTGTGACTGCGCTTGATCCTGGACAAGCTACTGGATAATTCTTTAAAAAAGTCCAATTCATATCTCCCTCTGCTGATCCTGTGAAAGTCCCAATTATATTAGTACCATTCAAAGTATATGCAGAAATCCATCCCATATCTGTGAGATTATGACCTCCCCCACGTTGATTTTGATTCCAAGGTTCTGTGTAAATCGCTGCTGATACAAATGCTATCAGCACAATTACTGAGATCATTCCTACTAATAATTTGCTCATTTTTAACTCCTTGCTGCTACAAAAGTTGTAACAGTTGAATTTGATTGAGTAGAACTTACTGTCCTTATATAAGGATAATAAGTGTTATATCCGTAATGGTACAAATCTGTTCCTGTTGTCGCAGTGTAAGTCTTTGCATCTAAATTATGCCAATTTGTGTTGTCTACGCTTCCTTGAATTGTCACAGTCACTGCCCCAGTATTTACAGTGCAATTAATCTGAACTGTTATTCGATTATACCATCTACAATCAACAGTATCCCCAGTTTTTGCACTTGTTACTGCACTTAGATTTGTGGTTTCTTCTACAACTTTTCCTGTTCCACCCATTAATCTTTTTCCCATGCTCTTTTTAATCCTCCTGATTATTTAAATATTGTTATTTGTTTAAAGTCCTAAGACTTCTTGTTTTTTATTCAAAATCAAAAAAAACAAGAAAAAAAATAAAAAAGTTTATTTGGATTTCTTTGGATCGTCTTTAATACCTTTCAAATCTTTGTATGCTTGTAGGCCTAAACTTAACTCATTCATCTCATCTACTTGGTCTGCGTTTAATCCATGCAAACACCTTCTACCATCGATAATTGAAACTCCAATTTTGGCTTGTTCTTCAGTTACTTTCAAAGATTCACTTGATTTAGATTTTTCTTTTGCCATTTTATGATTGATTTGGATACTGTATTATTGCTCCATCTGCACTTACATCAGTATTTCCTACATCACTGCAAAAACTTCCGTTCCATATATCTGTTGAATAACCAGAACAGTTTGTTTCATATGCTGTAGCTGCAATCTGGTTTTGAAATACCATATTTTCTTTCCCAACGCTATACTTATCTGTTCTTAATGCTATTGTCATTCCTGGACAGATTATATTTCCTCTAATAAATCCACTCCTACAATCAATATCGATTCCATTAGTACATTTATCATCAAACAAACAATCTTCAATAACAGTTCTATATTGAACTGAATGTCCTGGTGAGAGACTCAAGATTCCTGTCAAAACACTTGTGAATTTACAATTTCGAACTGTAATATCATTTGAACCATCTATTGTTACTCCTGCTAATGCAGTTGTTCCAGTTGACCTGAATATACAATTCTCGACTGTACTTCCCATAGCATTGTTAACCATATCTGCATCTGTTTCAAATGCTATTCCTACTCCAGTTGTTGCTCCATCTGGTCTGAATCTAAATCCAGCCACATAACAATCTCTTGCATTTACAGTCAAACAAACTTTATCTGCATCTGCATTCCATGCAATACCTTCTGGACTGTTTCCCATTCCAATAATTCTTAATCCGACTTGCGATGCTGCAACTACTACTGATTCATCATAATCATTTGTCAATGTTCCAGAATCTTCTTCGTTCTCTGTTCCTCGAACTAAGATTGTATCATGATGTCCTCCTGCTGCAAGCGATGCTGCAACTGCTTCCGCAATTGTGATGAATGCTGAACTCCACAGATCTCCTTTTCCAGATGCTGATCTACTTGAATCAACATAATACACCGTACCTCCATTAGCAAAACCAATAGCTCCTTGTGTAAATGTTGCTTGGCCCAAAAACTTAAGATTTCCTTTTACATCACTAGTTACGTTTCCGAATAATGCCATCTTCTAAATTCCGACAATCAATATTCTTCCAGCTCCTGTTCCAGCTGATAAAGTCACAGTTGTATCGCTCCATGTAAGTGGATCGTCTGCTCCAGCTGCATCAACTATTGCCTTAGCCCAATGTATTGCACTAATTGGAAGATCTCCTCCAATCTCAATTGTATCTGTTGCATTTATTTTGGTATAAGTTAAAACTGATACAGTAGCTCCTTGTTGTGGCGTGTTCCTACTAACTGCTGTTGCACTTATTTCTTGTGTTGTCATATTTTTATACCTCCTATAATTTAACTTATATTTTTAAGAGTTTTTTTCTCTTTTGTTTTTTCTAAAATAAAAAATAAAATTTAAAATCTAAAAAACAATAAAAAGGATTTATAGTATGTTGTCTATGTAACTATTGAAAGCAACATTCTTCATAACCAAAGCCTCATATATCTTCAACATAAATTTCTGTGAATCATTAGTTTTTGCTAAATCTTCATAGGTCATATCTTGAAGTACTCTCATCTCAATCCAATCTGTGTCCAAAAAGAATATCTGTTTTCCACTAGGATCATTTGTCAAGAACATACTTGGAATTACTGGGATTGGTCCTACTAATGTTTGCAATACAATTGCTGCACTAACTCCGAATGGTAAGCTTCCTGCTAAATCACTTGGATTATACCTATATGTATCAACAATTAATTTTCTGATGTCCTGTAAAACTGCACTTGATGATACTGCTAACTTTGGTCTTCCACCATCGTCAAAAGCATATCTTACTGCTGTTTCAATATCATCCCATGTTAATGCTGCACCATCTAAATCAACTACATTTGTTGTAGCTGACATTTGCTGTGTAACAATTCCATCGAACTCATTTGCATCATCACTTATTGATCCATTAAGGATTAATTCCTCTTCAAGTTCTCTCATCTCTCTAGCTTTCATAATCACTTCAAGTTGTTTTGCATTTGGTGCTCCTACTGCTCCGAATGGTAAGCCTCCGCCTAATCCTTCTCCTGATGGTTGGAAACCTTCAAGAATAAAACTTGGCATTGCTGCTTGCATCTGGCCTGTAACACGTCCTACTGCATACAAATACTTGATTGGCACACTTGCCCTGTTATAAGTATCGTTTGTTTCTGGTAATGCTGCATCTTCTGCTGCTACATATCCACCACCTTTTGCAGTGATCTGATTGAAATCAGCATACATTCCTTGATTTGTAACTCTTGGAATTAACTCCACCAATGGTGTGAATTTTCTTGTCACATCAACAATTCTTGGATCCACATAAATTGGTACCATAGCATAGCTTGTTCCAATTGTTCCACCTGCTGTGGTTCCTAATGCTTTCATTCCAGTTGACATTTTATTCTTTAATTCTCCTCTATAATCAATATTATTCCAAGGATCAGAATATCTTGTCTTGTCTGATAATGCTCCAAAAGAATGTGCATAAGAGCCCTTACAATCAATTCTTCCCATACTTCCTGTACCTATGAATCCTACGCTCATATTATTTGCCATATTAAGCTATAACATCCAAAGGATTTAAAGATTTTTCTTCAATGATTCCTGTCTTGTTCACTTGCTCAACTTTGCTTTTTAGCATTGGTCTTTTAAGAACTGCCTTAATTTCTGTAAGTTCTTTCTTCAAGTTTTTCACTTCTTCTTCTATACTTGAGTTTGGTTCTTCAGCTTTAGGTTCTTCTTTTTCCACAGGATCTTCATCTTTTTTTGAAACTTTCTTTTTCTTTTTCTTTTCTTCGTCTTCTTCTTCTTCATCATCCTCAACTTTTTTCTTAGCTTTTTCTTCAGTTTCAGATTCAGGTTTCTTTTCAGATTGTGTTTCCTCTTTCTTTTCTCCTTCTGCTTCTTTATTATCCTCTGTCATATTTTTAACCTCCTTCAATTTAATTTCATCATTTTCATGATCATAAGATTTGTAACTCTCTTCTTTTTTCTTTTTCTTTTTCTTTTTCTCGTCCTCTTCCTCATCTTCTATTCCAGAACCATCTGCTCTGCCTCCTCCTGGTCCTGCTCCACTTCCATGTGGCCCTGTCTTATCTGGAGTATGACCACCTGGTCCCTTTTTCTTTTCTTCTAAGAATTCTAAACTTTTAGCAAAAACATTAGTCATAGTTGAATGTGTGTTTACCGGATTTCCTGTAAAAGCCACATTTAATAAATTAATTTTATCAAGCATCCTAACCTCTGTTCCCTCTCTAACCTCTTGTTTTGATTCTACTGGAATAAATGCAATTGAAAAGGCATCAAGAAATCCATCTTTGATACTGTTTTTTACCTCATTAAATCTGCCTACATGTTTATTTAACATTGCTCGGACTTTTAATCCTTTTTTATCAACTAAGAAATCATCTATTTTTGCAACAGGGATTATTGTTTTATTAATCTCTCTTTCTAGATCTGTATTTCCTCTGAAACTTTCATGCTCTACATCAAGTTTGACTGTTCTCTCTTTCATTTGATCAGCCATGTCTATAATGCAATCTTTTGTAACTATGTCATTAACCAAATCTAGATCAGAAGTAGAGATGAATCCTTCCACAAAAAAGTTTTCTCCTTCCTCTTTTAATTCTATTGGTCCTGAACTAAAAATAAAATTAGGATTTTCCATGATTTATATAATCTAGGAGAATATTTAAAGATTGTTGTTTAAGAAAATGTTTTTTCCTTTTATTCCTTTAAAATAAACACAACTGAGCTTCTACAATTGACATGTGCAGGGTGTGTTGGTCCTTCCCATCCAGAAGTCTTATCCTTAAAATTTTTGTCCATGTTTACTATCTTGCCATCTAACCTTTTACATATATCGCTTGTTCTAGCATCAAAATGAGTCACCCACTTTTTTTGATATCTTTCTCCGCTTGATTTAAATGCTTGGAGTTTCCCTTGACCTTCTGCTCTGTTTGTTTCTGTCCTGGCAATGGCTTCTGCTCTTGTTTCTCCAACATCAAAAACTTTGCTGACTCTTGCTTTTAATTTATCTACCCCTTCCCCAGCCATAATTCCTCTTTCGAGTTCTTGCCTAAGGTCTTGCATTATTTTGTCAGTCATTCCTTTAATATTATTAAAAGTATAATCTTGGATATAATCTATTGCTTCCCTATTAACTATAAAATTCTTGTCTAGTTGCTTTTCTGCGCTGTCCCATCCCCCCATAAATGTGTGTCTAATCACAGCATCGCTGATTGTCTTTAATCCTTGAAAAGTCACTAAATTTTTAATTTTCTTAGCGATATC